TGGTTCCCAGGCTGGGTTCACGGCCTGTTTGAGCGCATCATCACGGAAATTACAGGGGCTCCTGGCCACACCTTACTTGCATTACTGCCAGGTAGGGGTTGGTCCTGGCAACTCTATATTTGGATGCTGGGTGCACACACGGTCTTGCCTGGTCTGATACCTCCGATCGCAATTCCGTGGATAGCATGGCACACCGGCTGGTTTCTCTGGACAATTCTTGCACTTTCTGCCGTTGCCTTCGAAAACCTTCTGGTCTACTCTCATGACTGGACTGAGGCACCTGACGTGGTTTTCCCTCGCTACCATTGTTCCTTGCTAACAGGCTACATTGGTGACATTGAGCAGTCCTCAATGGCTGACTACGGCTGGGCCCTGGCATTTTGGAACGATGTTAACTCTTGTTCCTGGCTACTCTACAGCGGCATTCTACGCGCTTTGTCAGTTGCCTTTGGCCTCATGACTATTCACCAGCGCAATACCGGCAACTGCTTGAGACTTCCGATGCTACCAGCCATTCCAAGAGCCACAGTCACCAGTCCAGTCCGGCGAAACGTTGACATTCCGATGCCGCCCGTGCAAATACAGCCTTCCAACATACCTGGGGCACCACCCGGTGTTGCACTTGCAGTTGACCCGGCAGGTTTGTTATTCCGAGACTGGCTCGCCATGGTTGAACGTGCTTACCAAGCCAACCCGCGGGCGTACCCACAGCTCACTCCGGGCCAGGCTTGTTTTTGGGATTGCGTAGCCCACTACGGCGGCACCGCACACATGTGGTATTCCTGGTACATGGCGTTCATGTCTAAAACACCTGACCCAACAAACCCAGTGGTAGGCAATGTCACTGTGCCGGAAATGCAGGTCTTCTGTGCTGCATCAAAGTTTGGGCTCAATCTCGTAGGAAAGTTAGAACAGCTTCCGCATCCTTCAGGCAATGATTGGCCAACCATGCATTTGAGGATAGAGCGGTCTCTTGTCGGCTGGGGCTACCATGTGACTATTGCTTCCCCTGATGTGAGCACACTTCCCGTGAGCGCGTTCGCACGCATTCTGAAGACCATAAGAATTGACCATCCTCAATGGGAGGCGCAATTCATCCGGGACTTTAATGCCTCTCCCGCTGATGCACTACCCACCCCTACTGCCGACGCGCTTGCCATTGCCGGCATCCACCAATTGCCCCAGACTCGAACTCAACTTACTGACGCCATCATCGCTTCATATGCAGCCAATCCCATCGCAATGGTTCGCCAGGAAGGATTCGCTTATGACACTGTCAATGGTTATGCTGCCCCGTACAACCATTTGTACCATTACGGGCTTCCTTTCGGCAACGCACCAGTTGCATACACTCCTCCTGCCACCATGTGGATGAAATTTCGCAGCGTACAGCGCAAATTGCGACTTCTCGTTCCGAGGTCGTATGCTCACCCACTAGCCGAACCAGACGCAAAGGTGGGCGCTAATTCCGGCCAAACGAGAGACAACCAAGCGCGCAATAACCAACGTCCCAACGTGTCAATGTGGTCCACCCTGCAGTCTGAATTACGCGCTCAAACAGCAGATTACGACGGTTACTCGCTGCCAGCTGTCCAACTATCCGAGGAGACATTGAGCTACACTGCGGACGTCGCGAGGGCCTCACGCCTTTCAGCCGACATTAGAGCTCATCCATCCGTGCTCGAGACCCGGGCGGACCCTTCTGTCATTCAATCTCTTGACGCAATAGTCGACTTGGCACGAATCGAACGGAAGACCGTGACTGTGCCCGTTCGCGCCTACTTGGGCGTCTGGGGCTCGGGTAAGACAACTGCCACCCTCGCCTACCTAAAGAGCCTAACTCCACAGCAGCGCTCTTTGGTCAGGATTGTCTCTCACAACGAGTCCTTGCGTGCGCAGGCCAAAGCAAAGTTGGACTTCCCTGAACTGAGGGGTTACAATTTCCCAACTCTCGCGAGCATCATCACCGAGCCATCCGCCGGCCCTATTGTTTTTGACGACGCAGGCAAGTTTTGGGGCGGGATTCTCGACCTAGTGATTTTGACAAACCCAATGGTCAGTGAGATAGTGATTAACGGTGACCCCGCACAAGGCCAGTCCAAATTCCCCTTCAGGGGAAGCCAGAGTGAGAATGATCCCACAGCCATTGCTTGCATTGCCGCGATAGCCACTAGGTACGCGACTGTCACGCACAGAGGTTTCAGATTGCTCGCTGACACCCTCGGGGTGCACACCACGAATCCGATTGACGGGCACATTACTCACAGTGTTGGG